ACGGCTTTCGCGCCAGCGCTTGTGCTGGCCGATGCCACACCTATCGACCGGCTCCGCCTGGCGATTCTGCAAGCCGTGTTGGCCGAATACCCTGCCTCGGCGTTCGTGCTCAATCCAATCGACTGGACCGGCATCGAGCTGACGAAAGACAAGGAAGGCCGCTACATCATCGCTCAGCCTGTCAACGGCTCCGGCGCACGTTTGTGGGGGCTGCCGGTTTCCGAGACACAGGCGATCGCGCAAAACACCTTCCTGACCGGCGCATTCAACTTGGGCGCCCAGATCTTCGACCGCATGGAAGTCGAAGTGTTGCTGTCGACCGAAAACGAGGACGACTTCGTGAAGAACATGGTCACGATCCGGGCTGAAGAGCGCCTGGCACTGGCGGTGTACCGTCCGGAAGCATTCGTTACTGGCTCTGTTTCGGGTGTGAATCCGTAAGCCAGTTAGCGAACATTGAACCCGCAGAGGGTGACGCGCTGCGTCACCCTTTGTTTTTTGGAGAAGTCCATGAGTGCAGAAGACAATGAAATTTTGGTGAAGGCGGTCAAAACGTTTCACGGGGAGGAGGGTTTCAAAACTCCAGACAGCGAGCCTTTCCCTGTTTCCCGCCAGCGCCTGGCCGATCTGAAGGCGAACGAATTAGTGACAGAACATGGTGCTGATGAGAAAGCAGCGCCTCCGGCCAGCAACAAGGCGGCACAAGCACCGCGCAACAAAGGCAAGAATGGCGACGCCGCTGACTGACGATTTCGGATTGACCCAGGCGAGACTACATATTCGCCTGGATACGGACGACAGCAACCCGCTAGTGCAACTGTATATAGAAGCCGCAATCGATCGCGTTGAACAATATATTCAGGCGCCGATGTCCCGCAATCTGGCGGACGAAGGTCAACCGGAGGTGGTCGGCATTCCTCCAAGCCTGAAGGCCGCAGCGCTCTTGTTTCTAGGGGACCTGTGGGAGAACCGGGAATCCTCGTTGGAGCACAAGATGATTGAGAACCCGGCTGCGATCGCCTTGATGGCGCCGTACAGAACGAAGTTGGGGGTGTGATGCAAGCCGGCCAGCTGAAGTATCAACTGTTCATCCAGTCGCCGCCAACAGGCAAGGATGACAACGGTGATCCTAAGACAGAATGGTCTGCCGTATGTAGCCCGTTTGCAAAGAAGGAAGATTTGAGTGGTCGTGAATTGTTCGCCGCACAGTCCGCTCACAGCGAAGTCACGACGCGCTTTCGCATCAGGTATAGAACCGGTCTCAGTTCGACAATGCGCTTGGTATGCGATGACGTGGTCTACAAAATAGTCGCTGTACTTGATCGCGACGGTCGCAAGCGTGAGCTTCAGTTGATGTGTTCGACAGGGCTGTCCAATGGCTAAGGTCGAGTGGTCGGGCTTTGACGACATCGAGACCAATCTCCTGAAAATTCCGAAAATTGTTGGCGATGCGTTGCGATCGGCAGCCAATACAGGTGCCACGGTATTAAAAGACGAAGTCGTGGCCAGGGCACCAACATTGAAGGGCATTCTTCAATCGGCAATTTATCAAAAGCATATTGATGAATTGTCAGGCAACGACAAGCAGGTGTACCTCGTCTCCTGGCGCAAAGGAAAATCGGACCTCGACGCCTTTTATGGCGCGTGGGTTGAGTACGGCCATTGGTATGTGCCGCCCAGGACAAAAGGTGTGTCCACAAAGGCGCACCGTGCGGCGAACCGCAAGATATGGGTTGAAAAGCATCCGTTTCTCAGGCCGGCGTTTGCGGCAAAGAGAGAGGACGCACTGAGCGCGATGCGCGACAAGTTGGCCGCCAACGTGCGTGCCGCCATAGCGGAGATTTACAGGTGATCGAAAAGAAAATCATGGATGCATTGGACGGTATTGCCGCCGGTGGTGTCCATTTTGATGCTGCACCCGAAGGAACGGCCTTACCGTACGTCACTCTGTCGCAGGTTGGCGGGAGCGTAGTCAATTTTCTCAAGGGACGAGCGGATCAGGCTAATGCTCGGATTCAGATCGACGTCTTCGCCGGGAAACGGACAGACGCCAACAAAATTATGGACCTGGCCGTCGTCGCCGTTTGTGATGACGCCTTGAATGGTGAACAACTCGGGGCGCCGTTTAGTGCTTTTGATGACGCGGTGAAAACCTTTCGTCGAAGTTGCGATTTTAGCTTTTGGTATCAGGCATAACGTTTCAAAAAATCCCACTTGCGCCACCTTTGGTGGCTTTTTTCATTGAAAGGTCAAAATCATGTCCGTTAAATTACCCAATGGAGCGGTTGTCTCGATCGCTTCCCTCTACGCTGCGGTCAAACCGATCTCAGCCATTTCCAATGCGGCCGCTGCCGTCGCCACATTGCCAGATGGGCATGGTGTGGCAGTCGGAGACGTTGTAGAAATCACGTCCGGCTGGTCGAAATTGTCGGGTCGCATTGCCCGTGTGAAAGCCGTCGCTCTGGATGACGTCACGCTTGAAGGTGTCAACACCACGAATGTAGCGCATTTCCCGGCCGGCGCCGGCGTGGGGTCGCTGCGAGTCATTTCTAGCTGGACTCAAATTACCCAGATTTTGGAATTTGCATCCGCCGGCGGCGACCAGCAGTTCGCTACGTACTCGTTTCTGGAGGATGACGACGAGCGGCAAATTCCAACGGTCAAGGGCGCGTCGTCGTTCACGTTGTCGCTGGGCGACGATCAAACGCTGCCGTGGTACGACGTCATTTCCAATGCCGACGACGATCGCGAGCCTCGCGCAGTGCGGATTCAACTGCCATCCGGCGCCGCCATCTTCTACAACACTTATGCGACGTTGAACAAAACGCCGACGCTGACCAAGAACTCGGTCATGGCGCTGAAGGCGAGTTTTTCGCTCGTCGCTGCTGTCACCCGCTACGCAACGTCGGTCTAAAAAACCAGCGTCGCACGATTTCAACGATTTGAGGAAAATAAATGGCATTCAAACTTACTCCCAACCCCACCTTTAAGGCCAAGGTGGACATCCCGGTGCCGGGCGACAAAAAACAAACGATTGAATTCGAGTTCAAGCACAAGGACAAAGACGCCTTCAAAGAGTTTATCGGCACGATCGAAAAACTCGGTGAAGTTGACACTATCCTCGGCATTGCCGCCGGCTGGTCAGGCGTGGACGCCGAATTTAGTGCAGATTCGGTCGCCTTGTTGGTGAAAAACTACCACGCCGCATCGTCAGCGATCTATCGCAAGTATGCCGATGAGCTGATTCAGGGGCGCCTGGGAAACTAAAAGCCCTCGCTCGGGGGCTGTACGAACCGGGGCCGACCGATGCGGAATTGGCGGCTTTCGGTATCACACGCGACGATCTGAGCGGTGATTTCGTCGAGATTTGGCCGGAACACCTCCAGGTATTCGAGGTTTTCCGGGCAATGTCCACACAATGGCGGGTCGGACCAGGTGGCGCGGTAGGGCTGGACTATAACGTGTTGCCAACCGTATTTAAATTGCTCCACATTCGAACCGCACAACAAGGTGCACTGTTCGAGGATTTGCGGATCCTTGAGAACGAAGCGTTGATCGTCATGCAAGAGCGGTGACGGAAACTTATGCAATACACATTCCACCACCGAGGTGGATTTTTTCGGGTGAAATATGGATGAGTCGCTTGGCAGCATAAAATTGATGGTCGAGGCGGACTCAAGCAATTTGAGCGCCGAGCTGGTCAAGAGCGGCCGAGACGTCAAGCAATTTGAAACCACAGCCACGCAGTCCGCCGGTGCATCCGCTGCGGCGCTGACGTCCTTGGGGGACGCCGCAAAACAGTCCGCCGACGTTATGTCGGCAGCGCAGAAGCGTTTTGTCGAGTCTTTGCAGAGGAACGTTGCCGCCATGGAGGGCGGCAAGATTGCCGGCCTCGAGCTCAAAGCCGCACAACTTGGCATCGCGGATTCGGCGGCGCCATTGCTGGAGAGAATGCGGCAAGTTGAAGCGGCGCAAAAAGCTGCTGCCGCGGCAGCCGGCGACCTGGCGTCTGGCTATTACGGCGCCAGCAATGCAACCGCGCAGTTTGCCGAATCGGAGGATGCGGCAGCCTCGCGTATCAAGGGAA